CAAAGACGGTCAGCGTAACGGTGTGGTATCTGGCGTTTCGTCTGGCCTTGGCCATGTCGCGTCCGGGGTCGGTCACGCGGTTGGTTCCGTGCTGAGAGGTGCCGGTGAAGCTGTGGGACACGCCGTCGGCAGTCTTGCGAGCAGTGCCGAAGAAGTCGCGTAATCGCGCTGGTGTTTACGCTAAGCCCTAAGTCATGCCTATCAGTTATCTTGTCAGCCCACTTTCCGAGAACATCGGACGCACGGCACCCGTCATGCGCGACGGCCGTGAGGTGCCAGGTTACTTGGTGGCCAAGGACCAAAAAATAGCCAGGACTGGATGGCAACGATATTCGGTCAAGGATCTCCCTCAGGGGCGCGCGAAGGAACTTGGGATCGACCTCAGCAATCCATACGCCTTCATTGACCTGTACCGCCCGGCGGAGCAAGTCTTCGATCCAGATTTCATGGCATCCCTGGAGGGAATGCCGATAACCGATACGCATCCTCCCGATTTTGTTGCTCCAGACAATTGGAGAGAGTATGCGCAAGGGCATATCCAAAACATAAGGAAAGGAAAGGAGTCGCTTGATTCCGGCGACTGGCCGCTTGTCGCCGATCTGATTATCAACGTCGATCCGCTTATGCGCGACGTGGAGTTGGATCGAAAAAGGGAAGTTAGCCTTGGCTACATGTTTGATATCGCGAAGGAAGGTCAGAAGATCATCCAGTGCGACATGCGCGGAAATCACATGGCGATCGTCCCAAATGGCAGGGCAGGCCACGAAGTTCGAATCACAGACAGCGCGCCGGCGCTTGACGAAGCAACGCTTCGGCAGGTAGAGGCGGGTGAGTGGGCAGAGTTTGTTCCGGAGAAGTTGCCGGATGCCGAGGCGAGCGCGGTTACAGTTCGCGAAACCAAAAACAAGAAGGAGAACGCAACGATGAAGACGAATTGGGTCAGTCGGCTCCTCGGCATGGGCTTCAAGCAACTTGCCATGGACGCGGAGACCAAGCCGGAAGATTTGACGGAAGCCGCCAAGGCAATGGCCGCCAAGGACGAGGAAACCGAAGAAGAGAAGGCGGAGAAGGAAAAGCGCATGGCGGCAGACAAGCTCGCCGCGGATAAGCGCGCAACCGACGAAGCGGAAGCCGAGAAGAAGCGCAAGGACGAGGAAGAGAAGAAAGCCGAAGACGCCCGCCGTCCTAAGCATAATACTCGCGGTGGCTGGAACCACACCGACAGCGCCACGGATTCCGAATGCAAACCCGGCGAAGCTGGCCACAAGGACTGCACCGCCGACAAGTGCATGGCTAAGGACCGCGGCGCGCGCGATGCGGACGGCGGGGATCACCGGAGCCGGATGCACGCCGCGCTGGATAACATGCTCGACAAACACGAGAAGGAGAACGGCCCTCTCGAAGGCGAAGACGCCGACATGGAAGAGCTCAAGGAACTGATGGGCAAGTTCCTGTCGGAAGAAGCGCAGGAACCGGAGCACTCCGAAGACGGCCAGGAACCCATCGAGCCGGTTGGCGAGATGCCGGAAGAGGAAATGATGGTGGCCAACGATGCCGCTGCCGAACTCCTGCCGGTGATCGAGAAATCCAAAGAGAAGGCCGTTCTGATGCAGGCGTTCGATGCGGCGCCCGATGACGAGTACGGATTCCTGAAGGCCATCAAGCCCGCCATCGCGCGCTCGAAGGACAAGGCTGTACGGAAGGCCTTCGACTCGGCTCTGCGCAAGTACACTCGCACGTCCCGCCCCGCCAACGGCGGATACGGAGAATTCGCTTCCGCCGCCGCGGCCAACGATGCGGCCCGTATCGCGGAGGCCGGTCGCCAGCAGTCCCCCTCCAAGGTCCAGGACTGCACCAAAATCAACGAGATGTACCGCAACGCCCGCAACGGCAAACCGCTCCTCACGAAGTAGTTCACCCGGTTACCCACACCATCATTCTCAGAAAGGTCAAAACCAGAAAACACTATGGCACTTAACAGCTTTGGGCAAGTAATTCCGGTTACCGGGCCGAACAACGGTTTCGCCGGTGATCCCAGTCGCATGGGCGACCGCCAGGGGATGTCGAAGATCGTCGACACCACGGCATCCGCAGCCGGTATCCCGTTCGGAGCGGGCATCGTCGAGATCTCGAACGCTACCGGCGGATCGTTCATTTCGTTCGCCGATTACCTCGCAACTGCGGTAGTCGCGGCTAACCTGGGCACTTTCCAGCAGCAGTTCGCCGGGATCGCGCAGCGCAACGTCCAGACGCAGTACAGCTATCTGACGCTGTTCCCGAACGGCACGCTCACCAGTTCCACCACGGCCACTCAGGCCACGGTCGGGTCCACCACCATCGTGGTGGCCTCGGCAGCCGGCGCGGCGGTTCTCGTCGGCAGCGCCGTCGAAGGTGCTGGCCTCTCGGCTGGGACGCTGGTCACCGGCATCAGCGGTACCACCATCACCATCTCGCTCGCTACCACGGCCGCCATCCCGGCGCTCACCCCCGTGGTATTCAGCCAGACGGTGCCGCAGGGTGTCACCGGATATTTCGCTGTCGGTCAGCAGGCCGACTGCTTCATCGACGGCAGCATCAGAGTCGTCATCGGTACCGGCAACGGTACGCCGGCGGCAAATGCGCCAGTGTACGTTCGCGTGCTGGCCAACGCCAATCTCCCCGGGACCGCGATCGGAGACTTCGAAGCCGGGGACGATGTCGCCACCACCACTCCGACAACCAGCACCACGGTCGGCAGCACAACACTCACCACCTCGACCGGTACCGGCGTTGCCATCGGGCAGCGCGTTACGGCGCCGGGCATTCCCGCAAACACCTACATCACGGCCGGCTCCAGCACCACATGGACCATCTCGCAGGCCGCAACCGCAACCACCACCACCGCCGCCGCCAGCTTCAGCAACATGGCGTTACTCGGCGACACCATCAACCCGTGGATCCGCTTCCGCACCGGCAAACTCGACCAGAACAACGTGGCCGAAGTTACCATCCTCGTCCGTCACGCTGCGTAATCAGCCACTTCACGAAAGGAGAAACAGACAAATATCATGTTCAGACACAATAAGTTCGCCCCTGGAAGTGGCGGTAAGAAACGCGCGCAGACGCCCGAAGAGAAGTTCGCGTATGCTCGCGATTGCGCCATCGCCTTCGATGCGGCACTCGGTACCGACGCAGCATCGTCTTCGGCCATGGCCTTCCTCACTTCCGCCCTCGAATTGATCGATCCGGATGTCGTCGAGCCGCTGCAGGAGACAACCCACCAGCGGGACATCGACGTCGAATTCGGCGGAGGTTACCCGCAGGAACTGTCGATCTTCGCCTCGAACTACGGTTCGACCGGAGGTCAGCAGTACGGCTTGCAGGGAACCAACAACACGGATATCCCGATGACCTCGGTCGATATCCAGAAGAACGTCTACCCCGTTATTCCGTGGGCCGGCGGCTTCTCAATCTCGCTGCTCGACATGAAGCGCATCGCGTACGCGCTCAAGAACGGCCAGCAACCTCCCATCAGCCTGCAGGAGTTTCACGAGAAGGCCATCAATGGCACGTTCGTCAAGATGCTCGACGGCCTCACCTACGAGGGCTTCCAGGGCAACTACGGGCTCGCCAACAACCCGAACGTTCCGGCCTTTGTCGTCCCCAGCGGTGGCGCCGGTACCGCGTGGAGCACAAAAACTCCGGTTCAGTGGCTGAACGATGTCAACACGGCCCAGAACATCTGCATCATCAACTCAGGCTTCGCCGCGCAGAAGGGGTGCCCGAACACCCTGTTGCTGCCGCTGAATCCTCAGTTCGCACTGCTGAGCGCCCCGATGACCATCGGCGGTATCGGCTACGATTCGGCGTCCGATTACATCATCAAGCACTGCATCGCCACTCGTCTCGGCGTGCCGTTCAAGATCGACTTCCTGCCGAACCCCTGGATCAGCTCCACGGCCAATGGCGGCAGTTTCGCTCCCGGCCTCGGCGGGCTGGACCGCGGCATCATGTACCGCAAGGACAAGGACTCGCTGTATCTCAAGGTCCCGACACGTGCCGAACTGGCCATGACGCTGCCTTCGACCCGTCAGGGCGCGGCCTATGAATCCATCTACATGGGCGCCGTGGCTCCCGTGATCTGGCGTCGCACCACGTCCATCGCTTATATGGATGGAATCTGAGCGTAATCAACAAGATAGCGGGAATGGAAGTGCGTTAAATCTGTTCCCGCGCTTGAACGCTTAAAAAGAGAGACAATCACATCATGGCAACAGCACAGGCAACTCCGGCCCTCGGGCCTACCATCAAAGTCCTCTCCAAGCGAACGCTCATGTTCATGGAAGGAGATGGCGCGCAGAAGAGACAGATTCAAGTCGAAGCCAAGCCTGGTATTCAGGAAGTCGAGGCGTGGATCAAGGGAACAGGTACATTCCAAGCTGGCAAGAAAGACGGCAGCATCATCGAAGTCAGCGGCCGTTCGACGCTGGTCGAAGCATCTGCGCCGCCCACGGTCGACGAAGTCGTGGCCGCCCGCAATTGCACCGTGGAAGAGGCGCAGAAGATCGTTGACCTCGAAACGGTGAAGTTCAACCAGGGGGAATATCCGTATCCTCCGAAGGTCGCGGCGGTACCGGAGCCGATTGTCCAGTCCGTCGCTGCACCTGCGAAATTGCAACCGCCTACCATTGAAGCACTGATGGCCGCCGGGCATTCGAAAGCGGCCGCGCAGCGAGTGGTCAATGCGGAGAACGCCAAGTATGCCGCCGGGGAATTCCCGTACGGCGACAAACTCCCGGGACCGAAGACTCGGTCGACGGGCATCACGGAAGAAGCTGGCGACGAAAGCGACACCGGCGCCGCCGATGGCATCGACGAGAGCCAGCGGTAATCCTGCATGTCGGGCTGGGGCTGGCCGAATTTCGAGCTGTTCATCGGCGAAACGTGGGGATTCCCCAACGAAATAGCCGGCCCCGGCTTCAACGCAGCTTCGGGTATCGTCGTTGGGGCGAACCCGCCGTATTCGGTGACGGACTTCCTCAGCATCTACCCCAACTTCGGTGGTGTGCCGCTGATCCTTACCGGGGTCATCACACAGGGTTCTGCCGTCATCACCGGGCTGAGCACCACGGCCGGGGTCCTGCCGGGCCAACCGGTGTCTCCGTCAATTCCGATCCCGAATCCCATCACCGGGCAACCGGAGCTTCAGGCCGGGCCGTTTCCAAACGGCACCACCGTGGCATCGGTTGACTCAGCCAGCCAGATTACCGTCTCGCAGCCGGCCACGGTCGATGGAACGCAGGTGGCGATCTACAACAGCATGTGGGTGCCGCCGGTGGTGATCGCGATGTATGTGAATCTGGCATCGGCATCGCTCGTTCAGGCGCGCTGGGGTGCCGCGTGGCAGATCGGAATGTCGTGGTTTATTTGTCATTTCTGCGTGCTATGGTTGCGCTCCGCTGGTGATCCGGCTACGTCAGCCGGGCAGTTGGCCGGGCAAGGATTAGCGAGGGGTATTGCTGTCAGCAAGTCCGCTGGCGGCGTCAGCATCGGCATACAGCTCGCTACCGCATCTGGCGGGTTGGAGTCGTGGGGGGCGTGGCAAACGACCGAAGCGGGCGTGCAGTTTGCGACCATGGCCCGCATAATCGGAATGGGGCCGATGCTGATTTATTGAACCGAAAGGAGCGCTGAGCGATACGCATGGACAATTTCGACACCATCCTCGGCTTCGTCATCTTCATGGCGTTTGTAGCTGCCTTCCCGAGCGAAGAAGAACGTAAGGCAATGGCCGGCAGCGACTTCGCGTATGCGGTATTCTATCGCTTCTTGAACAACGTCTGCATCAACGTGAAGACTCTGAACCCGTCGTTCGGGGCTCTGAATCTACGCACGCAGGTTGACACGGCCGATGGACGCGGGAACGCCACGCGCCGCACAACTGAGACAAGTGTGGTTTCCGCTCCTTCCGCTCCCAAGGAACCGGCCTGATGTCAGAACTGGCCCACTCGGGAACCCCGCACCACGCCAGAGCCGCTGGAATTTCACAGGTTCCGGACATCACTCCAGCGCAGCACGAAGGCCACATGGAGTACGACTGGCGCTCTTATGTGCTTCAAGGCTTGGAAGGTGTCAAGGGCGAGCTCTCGGCGGTCAAAGAGGAACTCGCGAAGGCGACCGGCGAGAACCAGGCGCAGCACGCGCAGATGGGTGGCAGGCTGGATGTTGTGATCGCCCGATTCGAGCGCGCACTGGAAGAGTCGAACAAGAAACTGGAGGCGCGTAACGTCATCATCCGCATCCTCGTCTGCGTCATTATCTTCCTGGCGGGGCTGATGATCGAGGCCAAGGCCCATTTGGTCGAATTCCTGAAAGTACTCGCAGGATAAACGGCCAGTGGCAGTAACCATCAAAAAATCCGGCCCGGGGATTCGCGGACTCGAAGAGAAAATGCGGGCTCTGCGGGCGAGTCAGGTGTATGTTGGGATTCCTGCCGAGAAGACTCTTAGGCAGGGAGACGAGATAAATAACGCCAGTTTATTGTGGTTGCTATCGAAAGGCTCTCCCCTTCGCAACATCCCGGCGACACCGATCCTCGAACCGGCGGTGGAGAATTCGAAGAAGTTGACGGCGCCGGAACTCGCGGCGGCTGCAAAGGCTATTCTTGACAGTAAGCCATCTGAAGCAACGGTGCATCTGAAGCGAGCCGGGCAGATTGCGGTTAACGCGGCAAAGCGAATGTTCACTGACAACGATTGGCCGCCGAATGCGCCGTCGACGATCGCTCGTAAGATGAGCAAGTCAGCAAAGAAGCAACTCGCGGCAGGCAAGATCACTTACACGGAAGCGGCGGAAGGGGTTCTGCGAAATGTGGACAGTGGCCAACTTCGGCGCGCGATCACGTACGTGCTGGCCGAAAACGGCCGAGAAACGCGGGCGGACGAGGTAAAGACGGAACAGGTGAGACAGCCATCGAGTGCAAATGCACCGGCTGTCAGCACACCGGCCTTCGAAGCTGGGGATGTTGAGGAAGCCGCAACACTGGGTCAAGTGCTGGGAGAAGCGGCAATCCTGTAGGTGGTAGACAGTGGTACAAACAATCTGGGGAAACCTGGTGATGTCGCATGATTTGTCACTCCGATCTCATTCGCGCGGAAAGGTTTACACGAATCTTGTCACCGCAGTTGTCTGGGGAAACCCGGTGAAATGCCGGTGGTATATGGTGGTAGTCGCCACGCTTCTGGCCGCGCCGCTGTTCGGCCAGATTCACCTGAAGGCCACACCGCAGGCGAAGGGCGACACGGACGTGTACTTCGGCCGGCTTCTGGACCACGCGGCGTACAGCGTCGATCTGTGCTCGAATTACGCCGCGCCGGTCAAGGTGCAGGCCGCGCGCATCCGGCAATCGGTCAAGGTCCCGGACGGGTATGCGATCCTGTCCCAGCAGGTGGCCTCTGTGATCGTCCAGGACGCGCAGGGAAAGGCGCCGCTTCAGACGGCACAGCGTATCACCCAAGGCGTGGTGGGCGTCGGCGCGGGCGCGGTAGCCATCAAGGCCGTGCAGGGGAATGCAGCCAGCGACGTGATTCTTGGGCTGGAGGCGGCATCGCTGGTGGTGCAGTTCATCTTCCCCGCGCTCCAGACGCACGCGGTGCAGGCCATCGGGACGCAGATGCTCCCGGAGGATCTCAGCTTAGACTCGCTCGGGTGCGTGTCGGGGCTGGTGATAGTCAGCGTGCCACGGAAGGTTAAGGCGCTGGCGGTGATTGAAGACGACGTGGACGTGAAATGAACATCCCGCGCGGTGACGACAGTACGCGTGGCCCTTGCTTTGACGACAGTACGCGTGGCCCTTGCTGGATTCCACACGTCTGGCAGGGGAAAATTTGCAGGCCGATTATCGTATGTGCCTGCGGACAGCGCAACACGGCAGCGGCACATCACGTCCATGCCGATGGCCACGTGACCGCTTCGTACTACCACGCCAAAGAGCCGATACCGTCGCAAGGCTGGCCGGGCGGAGGCTGCGGGTTCCACGAATTCATCACGCTGATGGATTATGATCAGGGAGAGTTTCCACCGGAGGCATGATGCCATCGCGAACCGATCCAGCGCCAACCCATACGGATGCGCAGTACTTGGCGTTGGATATCGGAGCTGGAGATGACTTCCCCGCTGAAGTGCAGGCACGCAAGACGGCGCTGGTTGTGACGCGTAAGGAGCATACGTGCTTCGGTACGGCGGCCGGTAAGCAGCACCCAATCCCAATCGGCACACGAGTGTATCGAGAAAGCGGCAAGTGCGAGGGCACGTTTGGCACAGTTTACGTGTGCCTCCCGTGCGCGGATATCTGGCTTGAGCCGGATTGGTGGTAGATTAAACGCAGGAGCAACCGTAAAATGCAGGAAATGAAGTACGAAGAAATTGAGCGTCGTGCGATACCGGCTGGACTGATCGACGCAATGGAGAAGGCGAAAGCCTCTGCGCGCGTGCATGACGTGATCTCCCGGATGCGAGAGGAGGGCAAGGCCCTTACGCTCACTGAGGAAGAGGAAAACATGCTCTGTGCCTTCCGCCGATTCAAAATGCGGATGCGCAAACAAGGAGAGGTGTTTACGTGGCAGACGCGGAAGCCGGAAGGCGTCCAGCTTGCGGAAGACACCGCTGAAATCGTGTTGCCACAGGAAGTCGCGAGCTAATCCATGAAACTCAGAATCTTCGCAGTTCTTTCGTTGGCACTCGCCCTTATGGGGTGCACATCCGTATCGACTTCCATCGCCGCGTTCGGCCTCGCCGGGGTTGGTTTGCAGGCTTACTGCGCATCGGGCGGCAACGGCTGTTCCGCGCCGCTGACCGCCTACGCTCAGATCATCATCACGCAGGCAAACGAGGATGCCGGGGTCTTCGGCAACGGCCAAGGCACGCTCGCGGAAATCGCAGCGATCACAGCGAACCTGAATGCAGATATCCAGCAGGGGCAAGCGATTCCGGGCCTGACGCCGGGGCAGCAGACGGAACTGACGGCTATCCTCAATGCCGCATCCGAAGTCCTGACGCTGGTGGCCAAACTGAACCCGCCAGCCGTTTCACGCGCCTCCGCGCACGATGTCATCATCCACTGGCAGGTCACGGACCGGGACCGCGCCGCCATCGCGAAGATGCAGGCGAAGATCGCAGCGGCGAAGAAGTAAATGCGCACGGCGCTTCTTCTGGCGACGGCGATGCTGGTCTATGCGGCATCGGGGCGCGTCGGGCCGGATTCGGCCTATCCGCCGGCGTTCATCACCGGGGATGCCGACCCGCTGGTTACGCAGGACAACATCCGCAAGACCATCTGCGTCGACCACTACACCACCACGGTGCGCGCGGTCAGCGCGGCTACAAAGGCCGCAGTCCTGAAGCGGGACGGACAGACATCACCGGGCTGCTGTGAGGTTGACCACTTCCTCTCGCTGGAGATTGGCGGCTCTAATCTTCCAGGGAAAAATCTCTGGGCTCAGCCGTACTCCGGAAAGTACGGAGCTCGTCAGAAGGATGTCGTCGAGACAGCGCTGCACCGTCTCGTGTGCGCGTCCGCTGATCCGATGCCGCTCGCGGTGGCACAGAAGTGCATCACATTGGACTGGATAGCCTGCGGACAACGAATCGGGGTCATCAAGTAAAATGGAACAGCCGAGCGAGGGCGTTCATCCCCGCTGGGAGTCGCTGGCCGAAGGCGTCTACGGGCGCCGCAGGCTGGTGATTGAGCGCGCGCGCGGCGACGGCACGGTGGAAAAGTTCACCTGCGCCGAATCCGAAGCGGCGACGATCCTTGATTTTCTGTTCAGCCAGATGGTGCTCGGGCATCACGACTGGCAGTTTCCATTCGCGAGGCACTTCGGAAAATGAAAACGAATTCGGAATCGAGAAAGTAATGGACCTCAACTTCCACAATTTGGACCGCGACTTTGACGAAGCTGTGGAAGTTGCCAAGGGCAAAGATGGAACTTTCTACCTTCAGGCCAACTCCCCTGAAGGCAGGTGTGCGGTGCGTATCTGGGTACATCCGCACATGGCGGTGAAGATCAGAGATTGGCTGATCGCCAACTACCAAGCGGAAGAGGCTACGGTGCACGCCGTCAACGAAGGCAAGTAGACGCCGACTACCGGCCTTGACCTTGGCGTGCATGGAGCGTACGCTGAATGCCAACATGCGGCGATACGATCCCCGGCGCGAGCACTTGGTACCGTACTGGTCCGATGGTTGCCCGCACGACACCGACCCGGTTGCAGCCATGCGCGCGAAGATACAAGCAGCAGTTGAGGCGGTCACGGGTGGCAATGAGATAGCGGACGAGCGCCTGTACCGCGAGTGGCTGATGGTGCAGGTGAAACCGCGAGCTATGGCGGCATCCGCATGAACGGATTCATCGGCCTGATTGTCTATGGATGGCTGTGCATCGGGGCCGGATTCACGCTCGGGCGCGTGTCGAAGAGATGAGTCCGAAGCCAGCAACGACCGCATGGCGATAGCTAAATGCCTTTCTCCTTAACGGAAGTGGTTCTCGACCCAGATTTAGCCGAGGCCGTCTCTATCCTGCGCTCTACCGGCCAGTACGGACCTGGAGGGTGGCAGAACCAAACCACCACCATCCCGGCTTACGGTGTCGTCACCATCGCAGAGGGCAAGACGCTTCAACAGGTTCCGGAAGGCGACAAGGTGACTGGCGCCCTCGAATTCAACAGCGCACAGCGGATCTATCAGACATCGGAGCAGGGCCAGAAGTTGAGCGACATCCTGGTGTGGCGCGGTGTGAAATACAAGGTTTTGCAGGTATTCCCATGGGCTGACTTCGGTTTCTGGAAGGCCGTTATGGTCCGTATGCCGGGAGCGTAGCGAAATGTGCCCGAAGCCGGCAACGATGAACCGCAATGGCGGGAGCCCGCCGAGTTGGATGAAACCGCCGCGTCCACCGGATATTGATATTCCGCTGGAGCGCCGAGCCATGGCATTGGCCGTAGAGTACCTGACAAACGGGGAATCATCGGCATGGCTGGCGGCGCCTGAGCTTGACCGGACCGGTGCACTCCATTTGATCGAACAAGGCAGATCGCGGCGCGAAGAGTAAACCTTAAATGTCTCAGGTAACCTTTCCGGAATTCACCGCATGGCCGGCCCCGGATGGGGAAACCTTCGCATCAAGCGCGCTCACCCCGCAGCAGATTGCGACGATCTTTCAACGCATCGTGATCCCGATATTGGGTATCACCGTCGACCCGAAGAATCCGGGTGGCCCGGGTGGTGCCTACTGGGCGGTGCGAGTAGGATGGCAACCGCAAGGCCAGCCAGCGTGGGAGATTGACGAGGACGTTTGCATCATCACCGCCAAGCCGATCAACCATCCATTCAGTCGGGTGAGGGATTCGAGCAATCTGCCGAATGATGATGTGAGCATCCAGAGCCTGATGTGGCTCACTCAGGTCTGGGAAATCCACTTCACGTTCTATGGGCCCAATTGCTACGCGAACGCCGAAACGATCATATCGGCGATGACGTTCGAGTGGGTTCGCACAGCGCTCCAGTCTCTTCCGCCTCCCTATGGGTCGCAGATTTACGCCGTGCCTGAATGGAAGCGGCCCAATTATGTGCCTGAGAACTTCCAGGGGCAGTGGTGGCAACGGGCCGACGTCGACCTGCAGTTCAACGAACTGATCACGGAAACCATCGCAGTAACGACCGCGGCATCGGCCGAGATCGAGCTGATCACCGATACCGGCTTCACCGAAACAATCAATCTCGCGTCCTGAAAACACGCATCCCGAAATCCAACTTTCAAGGAAAAATAAATGGCTAATCCTACGCTGTCGCTTCAGGCGATTGTGAATGTCACCGTCGTTATCTCCCCGCAGGGCTCGCCCGGGCCGCTGTTCAATCAGGCGTTGATCATCGGCTCAAGCTCCACCATCTCTTCCGCTACGCGTGTACAGGAGTTCACTTCGTTGAGCGCTATGCTGGCGGCCGGATTCTCGACCAGTTCCGCGGAATATAAGGCAGCTACGATCTACTTCGGCCAGTCACCGGCACCGTCGTACCTCTGGGTCGGACGCCAGGACCTGACGGCAATGACGCAGGCAACGGCCGTCAGCGGGAGCCTCGGGACCGGGTATGCGGTGAACGACATCTTGACTGTCGTACAGGGAGGTGCTTCCCTCGGGACAGTGCAGGTGACTTCGGTGAGCGCCGGCGCCATCACCTACGCTTCCACCACGGCCACCGCAAGCTCCGGATCGACGGCTGTGACCGTGGTCTCAGGTATGGGGGTCGTAGCCGGCCAGTCTGTCAGTGCCGTTGGGGTGCCTATCGGTACCACCGTCGCCGCAGTGGTAGGAACCGCCGTCACCCTGTCGACGCCGACGACCGCCGCGCTCAGCACTACGGCCATTGTCTTCTCCGGCATCTCGGTCTTGAACGGTGGGACCGGATACAGCACAGCCAATGGGCTGGCGACAACCGGTGGCAGCGGGACCGGCGCGGAAATCGATGTAGTAGCAATCGGAGAAACGCCACTGCAGGCCGTTCAAGCCTGTCGCGTGGCTCCGGCATCCTGGTATGCCTGTCAGTTCGTTGGGACGGCCACGGATAGCGACCATGTGGCTATCGCCGGGTTCATCGAAGGCTGTACGCCAGTCAGCCTGTACTTCTTGACCAACGGCGAAGCCGCGGTCCTCAACAACACCGCCGGGAACCTATTCGCCACATTGCAGGCCGCGAACTACCGGCGCACGTGGATGCAGTACGCGACCACGCAGGGCGGAACCTACCCGAACCAGATTTACGCCGCTGCGGCGCCCATGGGCATCGCGATGGGCCGGAACAATCAGACGGCCGGGTCCTACTTCAACCTGATGTTCAAGCCAGTCGCCGGACTCTATCCGGAGCCGCTGTCGCAGGCGCAGGTGAATGTAGTTGCCGGCTCGGCAGACCGCACCACCATCGGGCTGAATGGCAACATCTACCTCAACTACGCCAACAGCTCGTACCTGTTCATCGTGAACGGTACCCAGGCTGGCGGTCTCTTCCTCGACGAGATCATCTTCACCGATATGCTGGCTTCTCAGATTCAGGTGAACGCCATGAACCTGCTGACATCGGTTCCGTCGTTGCCGATTACCAACTCCGGCATGAACCAGATGCAGGCGGTCATCAGCAAAGCTTGTGTGGCGCTCCAGACCATCGGATTCATCGCTCCATCCGGCGTCTGGGCAGGGCAGACCATTGGAAGCGGTAACAATGTGGTAGCGGCAGGGGACGCGCTGCCCAAGGGCTACTACGTGTATGCTCCTTCGGTCACCACGCTCACTCAGTCGCAACGG